GGAAATACTACAACTAACTTTACCTTAAAAGCTAAAAGTAGTTGGACTAATGCTAACTTAGTAGCAATATGCCCTGTATCAGAATGGGATGTAGTTTTTGCTAGTCAAGTAGATAGCGTTATAACTAACCCACCAGTAGAAAGCACACCAGACCAAGCATTTAGCGTACCTAGTTAAGTATGGACGGACATTCTTTTCAGATGCACACTATGCCTGCGGTATATGTGCTAGAAACACAAATGCCAAAAGATATGATTGATAGCGTTAATGATTATATGGATGAGTATAAACATGATAAAAACAAACAATCATTAGCTAATACTTTAGTAGGGCAAATAGATAAAGGAGAACAGTTACTGTTAGACCACAATGATAAAAGAATGGTTGAGTATAATAATTTTATCTGCAGCCTTGGTGCTGAATATATCAATCATTTTGCTGCTTCGGGTAATAGTCTTAAAGGTCCTAAACAAGTTCAAATAGACGAAACCTGGTCAGTACATAGTTACGATGGTGACTACAATCCAATACACGACCACGGAACTAAAACATTAATGGGTATATCAACAACAGCTTGGACTAAAGTACCACCACAAATAGGTAATGTTAATGCTCAATCACCAACTTATTCGCTATACAACGAAAGTGGACATTCAGACGGCTGTATTGCTTTTCAATATGGGCAAACTTCTCTTATAGATAGTGAAAGATTAAAACCTGCCCAATCATTTGTTATGACCCCTGAAGTAGGAAAACTATTAGTATTCCCTTCTTGGTTGTCACACATGGTCTATCCCTTCAAAGGTGAAGGAGAAAGACGAACCATCGCATCCAACTTAAATTGTTGGGATGTGCAACAACCAACACCAGAGGAGGTGCAATAATGTCTAATAAAGACAAACAAGAAGAAAATAAAGCTGTTATCGGGGATAAAGAAATTCTAGAAACAGAAATGACTGAACAGCAAAAATATCTTGCAAATCAAATAACAGATTTGAGAAACAAAAAAGCTAAACTATCGTTCGATATGGATCAAATAGAAGCCGCTTTAACTGTTTTTCAAAATACATTCATAGCTTCAACTAAAGAAGAAGCTGATAAAAACTTAGAGGAGAAAAAATGATTGTAGAAATAGTTATGTGGGTAACCACAATAGTAACGGTTGCTAGTTTAATAGCGGCTTCAACACCAACACCAAAAGATGACGCATGGATTGGCAAACTATATAAGTTTGTTGACTTATTAGCCTTAAACATAGGTAAAGCAAAACAAAAATAATAATGCCTACGGTAAAGGAAACATTAGCAGAACTTAACGCACACGAAAGAGAGTGTACTATTCGTTATGAATATATCGAAAAAAGATTAGACGAAGGTTCTGCTAAATTTAAAAGATTAGAAATGTTGTTATGGGGGGTTTATCCATTTATACTAGGCTCTATAGTTTTCGCTGCTTTTATATAGGAGATACTAGTGCCTTTACAAAAACTTTTATTTAAACCAGGAATAAATAAAGAAGGAACTGCTTACTCTAACGAGGGAGGATGGTTCAATTCTAATTTAGTTAGGTTTAGAAAAGGACTGCCTGAAAAAATAGGTGGTTGGGTAAAAGCTTCTCCCAACAGTTTTAAAGCATCAGGTAGAGCACTTCATGCTTGGGTAGATTTAGACGGTACTAAATATTTAGGTTTAGGAACTACTTGGAAATATTACGTTAAAGAAGGTGAAGTTTATAATGACGTAACTCCTATACGTGCAACAACTACAAACGGAATAACTTTTGCTGCTACCGATGGCAGTGCTACTATAACAGCAACTGATACGTCTCATGGAGCAGTTACAGGAGATTTCGTAACTATTTCAGGAGCTGTAAGTTTAGGTGGTAATATTACTGCTACCGTTTTAAATCAAGAACACCAAGTTGTTTCAGTACCTACTTCAAACACATACACGTTTACTGCATCAGCTACAGCAAACTCTAGTGACAGTGGTAACGGTGGATCAGGGGTTGACGGTGCTTATCAAATAAATGTAGGACTAGACGTTTATGTTCCTTCTACAGGTTGGGGTTCTGATTACTGGGGAGCAGGTACATGGGGTAGTGTTTCTGCTTTAAGTTCTACAAATCAATTACGTCTTTGGTCTCATGATAACTTCGGAGAAGATTTACTTATGTGCCCTCGTGGTGGTAATGTTTTTTATTGGGATGAAAGCAGTGGCACTGATAATAGAGCAGTGGCTTTATCAGCTCTTACAGGTGCAAATTTAACACCTACATTAGCATTACAGGTTATGGTGTCTGACGTAGATAGACACGTTATTTGTTTCGGTGCGGACCCTTTAAATGCAGGAGGCACAGCTAGAACAGGAGCAATAGACCCTATGTTTATAGCTTGGAGCGATCAAGAAAGGGTAGAAGAATGGGAACCGCTTCCAACAAATACGGCAGGTTCTTTTAGGTTATCCGCAGGTTCAGCAATAGTAGGAGCAACAAGAGCTAGACAAGAAACACTTATTTGGACAGATACTTCTTTATATTCAATGACTTTTGTAGGTCAACCTTTTACTTTTTCGGTTAATTTAGTTAATGAAGGCGTGGGTCTTGTTGGACCTAACGCTATGGTAAATACTCCTAAAGGTGTGTTTTGGATGGATAAAAAAGGTTTTTACACATACTCAGGACAAGTTCAAGAACTTCCATGTAGTGTAGACGCTTACGTTTTTGATGATTTAAACCAAACACAAAGTTATCAAATATTTGGTTTTGTTAATAAAGCATTTAATGAAGTAGGTTGGTTTTATTGTTCTTCAGGAACAACAGTTATAGATAGATATGTTACCTATAACTATGAAGAAAATATTTGGATGATTGGAGAACTTTCTAGAACCGCTTGGTTAGACGAAGGAATTTTTTCCGAACCTAAAGCAACGTCTACAGACGTTAATTATGTGGGTTATTGTTATAACCATGAATCAGGTGTAGATGACGATGGTTCTGCTATGACTAATGTTTTTATAGAGTCTAGTGATTTTGATTTAGGAGAGGGAGACGAGTATCAATTTATTAGTAGAGTTATCCCCGATATTAAATTTATAGGAAATGGTGATACAGGCTCTGGTGGTCAAACTTTAGATATTGTTTTAAAAAGAAGAAACTTTCCAGGAGAAGATTTAACAACTGCCGTAACAGGTTCTTGTACATCAGTGACTACTAAAATAGATACTAGGGTTAGAGGAAGACAAGCAGTATTAAGACTTCAGTCTAATGATACAGACACAACAGTTATTGGAATGAGTTTTAGAGCAGGAGCTACACGTATAGAAACCCAAGCAGACGGTAAACGATAATGGCTAAATTATTAGAAACAAAACTTCCAACAGCTATAGGACCTATTGACCCTGCAATATTTAATCGTTTAGTTAGAGTATTAGAATTAAGTTTAAATAGAGTTGACGTAGGATCAACAGTAAATGTTAATGAAACAGAGAGAAATATTAATCAGTTTAATACAGGCGATATTATTTGGAATTTAGCAACACAACAATTACAACTGTGGACAGGAACAACATGGGTAGATATATATTCGGGAACCGAAAAAGGAGTTCAGGGAACAATGTCTCTTGGACAAATAAGTGTGTCGACTGGTGGCGATACAACAATAAAAATACCATAAAAGGGGATATTATGGATATGAAAAAACTACAAGAAGAATTAACTTTCGATGAGGGCTGTATCGATAAAATATATCTCGATCATTTAGGTTATCCGACATTTGGTATAGGTCATTTAATATTAGAAACAGATCCAGAACATGGACAAGATGTAGATACACCAGTATCTGAAGAACGGATAACTGATTGTTTTGAAAAAGACATACAAAATGTTATAAATGATTTAAATAGAAACATGGATTGGTGGAAAGATTTACCAGAAGATTTACAAAGAGTTATGGCTAATATGTGTTTTAACTTAGGTATAACTAGGTTATTAAAATTTAAAAAGTTTTTAGGTGCGATGGAAGACCATAACTGGGACAAAGCCGCAGTTGAAATGTTAGATAGTCGTTGGGCTATACAAGTCGGTCCACGAGCTATAAGATTAAAAGATAGAGTATTAAAAGGAGAAATATAATGCCAGGAATGAAAAAAGCTAAAGGCTATAAAAAAGGCGGAGCAATAAAAAGTTCTAAATATAAGAAAAAAGGTGGCTCTAAGAAAAGAGTCATGAAAAAGAAGAAAAGCAAGAAGAAGTAAGTGCCTTCCCTTATAAGTAATATCCCACATTTTAAATGCTGGGTACGTAGGGAATTTACTGCTAATCACCAAAAATATCATGGAGAGTTTCTTCATGCAATAGCTTTTGCCGTAAACACTATACCCGACAGGTCGTTAAGCTTTCAAGTTGTTTTTACAGGTTGTGAAAGAGAGTACGATGATTGGGATGAAGGTAATATACACGGAGGGGCTATGTGGGCTAGAATGCCTATACAGGGATTAATAGCAGATATACCTGTAGAAGAATGGGCTACACCTATGGAAGATCATATTTGTCAGCCTTGGGATTGCGAATCCAGAGATCATTCAGTCATAGTTATGGATAGAGTTAGTTCTAGTCCATGGCTTTGCAAAATAGACGGAAAGTTTTATACTGGTAAATATATGTTTACGGTGGACTATACGAATAACGCTATTGCTGATTGTCCTGCACAACACAAACAATCTCATGTATTATATATTACAGAAGATTGCGAATGGAAAGGCAACATAGTTGCTTTACCAAATAACAGGGTAAGAGCTACTAGTCCTGCGTTATGGGTGACTGGAGAAGGAGCACCAGATTTTACTCCTTCACAACACACTCACTCTGCAGAAGGACATGAGAGTTATCTAGACCCATCAATAACTTTTAATAACTTATACGAGGATTAATTATGGCAGCGAAAAAGAAAACACATAAAACTAAAGATGGCAGAACAGCTAAGAAAGGTCTTTATTACAATATAAATAAAAAACGTAAAGAAGGCAGAAAAATGCGTAAGAAAGGAGCTAAAGGTGCACCAACTGCTGCTGCTTTTAAACGTTCTGCTAAAACAGCTAAAAAGCCTAAAAAGAAAAGTAAAAAATAATAATGGCTGCAAAACGTAAAGAAAAGTCTATAAAGCGTACTACTAAAGGCAAAGGTGCGAATTACCGACCTACAAAAAGTGGTGCGGGTATGACTAAGAAAGGCGTTAAAGCATATAGAAAAAAGAATCCTGGTAGTAAATTAAAAACAGCTGTTACAGGAAAAGTTAAAAAGGGAAGTAAAGCAGCAAAAAGAAGAAAGTCTTACTGTGCTAGAAGTGCAGGACAGATGAAGAAATTTCCTAAAGCGGCTAAAAATCCTAATTCAAGATTGCGACAAGCAAGAAAAAGGTGGAAGTGCTAATGTATGAATATGGTTGTACAGTTGAAAGAGTGGTTGATGGTGACACTATTGACGTTGTTTTGGATCTCGGGTTTGATATTAGGTTTAAGTCTCGTGTTCGTTTATATGGTATTGATACTCCCGAGTCACGTACTCGTGACAAAGATGAAAAAGTTAGAGGAAAAATGGCAGCGGCTTTTTTAAAAGAAGCTGTAGATAACGGTGCTAAAGTTGTTATAGAAACTAAGTTAAAAGATTCTAGAGGTAAATACGGTAGAGTTTTAGGAAACGTTGTTGTTGACGGAGTAAATATAAACGAAGCGTTAATAAAAAACTTTTTAGCAGTAGCTTATTTTGGTCAATCTAAAGACGAGGTAGAAGCAGAACATTTAGTTAATAGAGAAAAATTAATAGAATTAGGTAAATTTACACCAGTAGAGGTTTAATATGGAAGAACAAATAATTACTGAAGACGGTATCGTAGCAAAAAACAAACCAATAAAAAGAAAATTAGAACTTGATATAGACGTAACTCCTAAAAACAATGGAGAAAACCCATTTATTAAATGGGTACACCTTGCTAAAACTATAGACGCTTGGCGTATCTTTCCTAGAATATTCGTAAGTGTTTATATAGTCTTACTTTACAAAGTAGTTATTTGGTTTATGGAACTTCCTGAACCTAACTTAGAACAAGCAGGTCTTGTGTCTATTGTTGTAGGAGCTATGGCAGCAGTGTTTGGAATATACGCAGGAACATCAGGACAAAGTAAAAAATTTAAAGGCGAAGATTAATGAAAGTATTTGCTACTGAATTTAAAGTCGGTGATAAAATATATGATGGACCTTATATCTATGCTAATTCTTTTGAAGAAGCAGAAATGGAAGCAGTAGTTTATGGTGTTATTGTTGTTGGTATAGTAACAGCTATTATCAGTAATGAAGAAGAAGGTACGGAATGGAACAGGGTTTTGCATTAATAGCTGAAGTCGGTATTCCTATTGCAGGTGCATTAGTTATGGCGTATTTTATCTTTTTAGTTATGAAACAACTTATGGATGGTTTAGTTGATGAAATTAAAACAGTACAAGGTATTACTAAAATGTTGATTACTAGAGCGTCTATTATGAACAACGATATGATTCGTATTGATACAAGCGTATCTAGTGCTTTGAATATACCCCCTGACCTAGATAGAATAGCTAGAGCAGAAAATTTTGTAGAAGACGGGAAGATAGATGCTAGGAGAGATTGATGGACATAGCTCAATTAATAGCAGAGTTCGGTTTTCCTGTAGTAATGGTAGTAGGACTAGGTTATTTTGTTTATTATGTATGGCAAACAATAACGAATACAATAGATCCAGCAGTACAGGAAATGAAAGGCACAATTATAAGATTAACAGACCAACTTCGTTTATTAGACCAAGACATGATAAGATTACAACAAAAAGTCAATACAGTATTACAGCTAAAAGAGCAGGAGGTATTGAGTGATGATAAAAAAGAAAACAACGAAAAAACAAAAAGAGGAAGTTGAAAAAGTTTTAATAACTAGAGTTATGGTAGTTATCGGAATAATGTTGTTTGTGGGAATATTCTGTCAAAACCTTTGGTCAGACCAAATAGTACATAAATTTAAGTCTCCTAGTTTTAATGGTGTTGGCACATCATCTCATTACCTAACTATAGAAAACCAAGAGTACACACGTAAACTTACTATTAAAGAAGAAATCAAAGCATTACAAGAAGAAATAGAAAGAGAAAAAGAAAATAGTACATTAGCTAGATTCATGAGGAATCTCGAATCACGTGTCTATGCTGAGTTATCTAGACAGTTGGTAAACAACCTCTTTGGAGAAACACCTCAAAGTTCGGGTACAATAACCCTAGAAGGCAACACCATTGAATATACAAGTGATGGTGTGACATTAACACTAAAGATAACGGAAGCAGATGGAACGATCACTGAGATTACAATTCCTATTGGTACCTTTACTTTCTAGTTGTTCTATTTTTGATCAGTATCAAGATACGTACGAACAGAGATTTAAGGCACACGACGTAGTTTCTATTCAGGAACTACAGTCTCCTTATTTACGTGATGTAGACGTTCCTGAAGTTAGTCCTGTTGTTGCGGTATATCCTACCGCCTTTACCGACCAAACTGGTCAAAGAAAAAGCAATAGCGAGTTTGCTTTATTTAGTACAGCTATAACACAACAACCAAACGCATTACTTATACGAGCTTTAAAACACGCAGGCAATGGTAATTTCTTTAGAGTAGTAGAAAGAGTTGGTTTAGATAACTTAACCAAAGAAAGACAACTAATACGTTCTGCTAGAGAACAATTTGCTAGTGATGAAGAAAAGAAAAAACAATTAGCTCCTTTGTTATTTGCTGGTATCTTAATAGAGGGTGCTGTTATTTCTTACGAAGCTAATCTAGAATCTGGTGGTATTGGAGCTAGGTATCTTGGAATTGGCAACAGCGTACAATACAGGGAAGATAATATAACTATAAGTTTACGTATGATTTCTGTGGCTACAGGAGAAGTATTATTAGAAGTGATGAGTCAAAAAACTATTTTTAGTTATGGTAAATCGAACGATGTTTTTAGGTTTATAGAAATGAACACTGACCTTGTAGAAATAGAATTAGGTAATGCAAGAAATGAGTCTTCTACTATTGCTTTAATGAAAGCTATAGAAGGAGGCGTATTAGAAATAATAAAACTTGGTTATGAGCGAGAGTACTGGGTTTTACAAAAAGAAGAAAAGATGGTAGAATGAGATTATGATGATGAAGAAGTGCATACAACTTTTGTTATGTCTTGCTTTATTTCCGTTATTTGCGGCGGATAACGAGATATATGTAGATCAGTCTGGTACTGGGGCGAATATAGACCTAGAACAATTAGGTATATCTAATATTATAGGTGGTCTAAACTCTACAGCAGGAAGTTTGACTGCTTTTGATTTAGACGGCGATACTATGACGTTAGACATTAATATGATTGGTGCAACTAACAAATTCCTCGGTGATATAAACGCTAGTACTTTTACAGGGTTATATAATTTTACTGGTGGTAGTAATACTTTTACTATACAAGTAGACCCAACTAACACTTACAGTTCTGCTGGTTCTGACCAAAACGTAGCAGTTACAGGTAGTAGCAATACCTTCACATTAAATCAAGGAACTACCGCAATAGCAGCAAACTTAAATTTAGATTGGATTATTCAAGGTTCTAATAACACAGTTACATCAAATATTAATATTGATGGTGCTACAAACTACATGGATATTGATGGTTCTGATAACGCAGTAACTTACACAGGTACTGGTGTTAATGCTTCAGCAGGTGGGTATTTTTACCTAGACCATACAGGCGGACAAAGAACATTTAATATTCAACAACTGAGTACCCAAGACAATGACTGGCTCAAGATTATATCAATCGGTGGTAATTCTGCTTCTACTGTGTGTGTCGTTCAAAACGATCAAGGCACAAGCACTTCCTGCTGATATTGGGGATATATCTGAGCTAAATGGTTCAGCACAAATAGTTAGAGATAAACCATACGACGCTAATTTAAAGTTTGCTATTCAAAGTAATGACGAAGCTATTACTAAAGACGGCAGAATGGCTATTACGTTCCTTGATGATTCTACGGTAAAACTTACTGAACACTCACAATTACTTATAGACGAATATATTTACGACCCTGATCCTAGTAAAGCAAAAATGGCTCTTACTTTTGGTTTAGGTACTGCTAGATTTATTACAGGTAATTTAAACCGCATAGATAAACAAAATATTACACTTAAAACTCCTACAGCTAATATTGCAATTCGTGGAACAGATTTCACAGCGACTGTTGATGAGTTAGGACGTTCGCTTATTATTTTACTCCCAGACCCTTTTGGTTTATCTAGCGGAGAAATAGAAGTAGTTACTGCTATGGGTACTGTTTTATTAAACAAGCCTTATCAAGCTACTACTGTAAGCGTTTTTGAATCAGCTCCTACTAAACCTGTTATCCTGGATTTAACACTAGACGTTATAGATAATATGTTAATTGTTACACCTCCTAAAGAAGAACAAAGTATTGAAGAAGAAACTACAACAGCACAAACAGATAGCGTATTAGATTTTAACGACTTAGATATAGATTACCTTGCAGAAGATTATTTAAAAGAAGACAGTTTAGAATTTACAGAACTAGATATAAATTATCTTGATGTAAATTACCTAGAAGATTTATTAAATGTGCTTGATGCGTTAGCTATAGCTGATGAAGAAGACCAGTTAGCACAAGCAACCAGTACACAGATTAGTGGTACTTTATTAGGTAAAGACCCTGACACACAGATAACAACTTTAATAACAGGGAATGTTATTAGTTTACGAAGACAGGTGAATGAATCAGTTCAAGTTGATTTAGACGGCGGTAACTCGTATACGGTTATTTTGATACAGGACGGAGTATCTAATATAATTAAAGTTAATGGAGGAAGTGATAGCGTAATTACTATTACTCAAAATGATTAATGAAAAAATTAATAATACCTATATTAGCCATACTTGTATTACCTTTATTATTTCAAACAACACCTACAGAAATACTTAAATTAAAAACGTTTGATGCTTTAATACAAAAACAAGAACCTTCTGGTAATTTTGTTATATTGAATATAACAGAAGATGATGTAGAAAGAGAAGGTGGTTATCCATTACCTAGAGAACGTTTAGCAGATATACAATTAGAAATATTAGGTAAAGGAGCTATGGGTGTTGGTTGGGTTATCTCATTTCCACAAGCAGATAGAATGGGAGGGGATGAACGATTTGCTAGTACGTTAGGTTATGCTCCTAGTGTAATAGCTACGTTCGAAGACGGTAATCAAAATTATCCTAAAACAACAGGCACAGTGATCAAAGGACCCGATGTTGGTGGGCTTTCTTCTACAGGAGTAAAACAAAACTTTTATTTGTACGATAAAATACCACAAGGAGTTGCTATAGCTCCTACGGAAGTAGACCAACTAGTTAGACGTATTCCGCTTTTATTAAGAACTCCTGACGGTTGGGCGGCTTCTTTTGGTACTCATGTGTTAAAAAGTTTGACAGAAGCTCGTACTTATATTATTACGACTAATGAAAACGGTGTACAAGAGATAGCTGTTAGGGGTATACCACCAGTCAAAACAGATAGTCTTGGTCGTAAATGGATTAGTTGGGTAGATACACCACAAACAGATTTACAAGAAATGAATGTAAATGGTAAGTTTGTATTTGTAGGTGTTACTGCTAACGGTGTGATGCCACAAGTCGCAACTCCTGTTGGTTTATTAGAACCACATAAAATACAAGCAGCATTAGCAGAATCAATACTCATACAAAACAGTCCTTATATACCTGATTACGCATTAGCTTTAGAACTTTTAATATTTATAGCGTCTGTGGGACTTATATGGGCGTTTATAAGCTATTTAGGGATAACGTGGGGCGTAAGTCTAGCTTTACTTACGATGGCTTTAACGGGCTTATACGGTTATTACACAATAACTACAGGTGTTTTGATAGATGTTACGTGGTCTTTAGTATCGCAGTTTATCGCAGGAGCTATAGCTTTCTATTTAAGGTTTAGAGAACAATACAAACTTAGACAACAAATAAAGAAACAGTTTGAACATTATCTTGACCCAAGACAAGTTAAACGTCTACAAAAAGACCCTAGTTTGTTAAAATTAGGCGGAGAAAAAAGAAGATGTACTTTCTTGTTCACAGACGTTAGAGGATTCACAGCGTTATCTGAAACACTTCCACCAGAAGAAGTAACTTCTATAATGAACAAAGCGTTAACAATACAATCAGATGCAGTACAAAAATATGGAGGTATGGTCGATAAATACATAGGTGATGCTATGATGGCTATATTCAACGCACCTATAGATTTAAAACACCATGAACAGGTAGCGGTTAAATGTGCTAGAGAAATACAAGAAAATATAATAAACGCTAATATTGGTGTAGAGATTGGTGTTGGTGTAAATACTGGAGAAGCCGTAATTGGCAACATGGGTAGTGATACTAGATTCGATTATTCGGCTATCGGAGACGCTGTTAATACTGCTGCTAGATTAGAATCAGCAACTAAAGAAGCGGGTGTAAATATACTAATAGGGAAAGAAACAGAGCTTTACTGTGGTATAACACTAAAACCGTTAAAACCAATAAAAGTAAAAGGTAAAGAAAAACCTTTAAAAATATACACTTTTTGATATATAATCAATGTATCAGCTATTGTGCTGCAGCTTACGGGGTGAGCTTTAACTCGCAAATACGTGTAAACACGCTGGAGAACCAATGACTGGAGTAGATAAAAAGACATATCTAAAGAAAAAAGGGAGTCGCTCTGACTTCTATATTTACACGTCTAAAGGAAAGAAACAAAAAACTAGGAGCCGATTCTAGTGAGCACAACATTAGTTAAAAATCCTGAACTGTCGTATCAAGAAGCTTGTGAGTTTTTCGATTATAAAGAAAATAAAATAAAATTCCAAAACAAAATTAAACAGTTTGAAGCAGCGATTACTAAACACTGCGAAGAAAATAACAATCAAGAACTAAACGAAAAAGTAAAAGGAGATGTGGAAGGAGTTATTTCACATGATTTTGCAGATGGACAATACATAAGAACAGCAGTAGCTCCTAAAAATACTTTAGTATCAACTAAGATACATGCTAAAAATCATCCATTCTTTTTAATGAAAGGAGATATATCAATATTTGGTGAAGACGGCGTAAAACGTATACAAGCACCTTTTCATGGAATAACAGAAGCAGGAACAAAAAGAGTTTTATATGTTCATGAAGAATGCACTTTTATAACAGTACATAGAACAGACTGTTTAACAATAGACGAAGTAGTCGCTGAAATAACAGTGGCTGATTTTTCTGATTTAAAATTAACAGGAATAGATACAAAACAAATAGATAATCTTATGGATCAAATATCATGAGTTTAGCAGTAGTAGCAACAGCAGTAGCGGTAAACGTAGCAAGTAATGTTATAAGTAGAAAGATTGCTGGCGACCCTGAGATGCCTGCACAAATCGGTAGTGGTACTTCACCCTCATTAAGTCCTGGACCTGAAATGGAAATATCTCCTGTTGCAGGTAGCCAAGTACAAGAGTTTGGAGATTTTCAGTTTGAAAACTTAGCCGCTCCTGAAGACGGTCAACAAGAAATGATATTAAACCAATTACAACAAGCGGGCATAGACGTAGCTGATTTAGATCAATACGGTATTGCAGGTATGGCTGTAGGTGGTTATTTAAATAGAGCTAACGGCGGTAATTTAGGTATTATGGAACTATTAAAAGAAGAAGGTTTAATTCCTGAAGACCCACCTGAAATGACAACAGGTGTTTTAGACGTAGATTTTTCTGAAATAGAATCACCTAAACCTGAAGATTTATTAGAAGACCAAATGTTTGCAGATTTAAGTCCTGAGATAACTCCTCCAGAACTTCCTGATTTAGAATTAACTAAAATGCAAGAAATGCAACAATTCATGGAGAGTCAAGACCCTCTAGTTGCTGACGCTATGACTAAAGGATTAGGAAATATAGGTACAGCATTGTTTGAACGGTTATTAGGTGGCGACGATAAACCTAAAGGCAGTATGGTTAGAACTGAAACACTTCCTGGAAATGCTGCTAGAAGAAGATCAAAATTAAAAATGAATCCTATAGGTGGTTCAACTGTTACTTTTGCTAACGAAGGTACAGTATTACAAAGACCTATGTTCATGCCTCATGGCGGTGCTATGTATGGTGCTGGAGGTCCTAAAGATGATTTGATTCCTGTTATGGCGAGTAATGGAGAATATATGTTATCAAAAGCGGCAGTAGACGCAGCAGGTGACGGCAGTCACGCTATGGGTATTGCTAGATTAAACGCATTTAACGAAGCAGGTAATAAAAGATATGGCGTCTAGAGAAGAACAAGAATATTCCAGTCAAGCCCCCGCCCCGTATATAGGGCAGTTTTTACAACAGGATATATTCCCGTTTGCACAACAGTTTTTAAGACAACAGTTTCAAAATTTAGGTGAGGCGGATTCTAGTCCGTTTACATACACAGGACAAAGGGTAGCTGATTTTGATCCTAGAGAACTTTATGGAATGGAACTTGCTGATCAAGCGATTGGTAGTTATAGACCATATCTAGGAGCACAAGCAGGTTTACTAGACGAAGCAGCAGGAATATCTAGAGGAGCATTAGCTAGAGGACAAGATGAAATAACCGCAGGTCTTGGTGCAGGTAGAGGATTATCTGGGTTAGGAGCAGGAATTACACAAGACGCAAGTTTTGATCAATCAGGTAGAGGTCTTATAGAAGGTGCTAAATTTGGTCAATCAGGTAGAACCCTTATTGGTGGAGGAGTTCCTTCTTTTGGAGAAGCTCAACGGTTAACAAGAGCAGGAGCACCTAATTTAGATTTAGCTAGAATGGAAACTGCATCAGCAAGACCAGATTTTAGAGGTGCAAGAGCAGGTTTAGCAGGTTCAGCAGCAGAACTTGCAGGAGCAAGACCAGATTACGGTGGAGCGAGAGGAGCTTTAAGTAGAGCAGAGCTCAGTGGTTATGGTTCTACTGGTCGTTTTGATCCTAGAGGAATAGGAAGTTTTTATAATCCGTTTGAAGAAGATGTAGTACAACAAACATTAAAAGATGTTAGAGAAGGTTTAGCTAAAAGCGATATGGGTCTTAGAGACCAAGCTGTTAGTGCAGGAGCTTTCGGTGGTGCTAGGTCAAGAATGAGACGTGATGAACTAGCAGAAAATGTAGCAAGAGGAGCAGCAGAACAAGTAGGTGCTATTCGTAGTGGTGGTTATCAAGACGCGGCTAATAGAGCACAACAAGCATTTGAATCACAACAAGCTAGACAGGCAGGTCTTGCAGGATTACAATCAGGATTAGCAGGTATAGAAGGAGGCTTCGCAGGACAACAAGCACAGACAGCTTTAGGTAGAGCACAACAATTAGGTTCGTTAGCAGGTCAAGAAGCAGGTTTTGCAGGACAAGAAGGTTCTGCAGCATTAGCTAGAGGAAGACAGTTTGGAGACCTTTCTACAACAGAAGCTCAAAACGCATTAAGTAGAGCAGCACAACTAGGTAGTTTAGAAGCACAACAAGCACAAGCTAAATTAGCAACAGGTCAAGCATTAAATGCTTCAGAACAAGCAGCAGTTGATAACGCTATGGCTAGAGGTCAACAATTAAACACATTAGACCAACAACAGTTTGCTAATCAATTACAACGTGGAGCACAACTAGGTTCATTAGGACAACAACAGTTCGGTATGGGTTTACAAGGCGGTCAAGGTTTAGCAGGACTGGGTCAACAAACTGCAGGTGCATTAAGTGGTTTCGGTGGTCAGTACGGTGGCATGGCTAGTTTATTACCACAACTACAACAACAAGATATTTCATCAATGATGGGTATGGGCGGACTAGGTAGAGGTAGACAACAATCTCTAATGGATTTAAATTACCAAAACTTTACAGGTCAATACAACTTACCTATGCAAACATTACAAAATGTTGGAGCACTTACAGCTTCTCTTGGACCTATGGCAGGTGGTTATGGTTATGCGGGCGGTGCACCAACAACTAACACTAGTTATACTCCACAAGGAATGATGGGTACAGGTTTAATGAATCAAGGTATAGCAGGTCTTCAAAATCCTGGTCAAATAAATCCTGGTCAAATAAATCCTGGATTTAACTTTCCTAGTTTTGATTTTAGCGGACTAGGTGGATTAGGGAGCATATACTAGGTGGCTAACGGTAATAGAGGCATAGGAGGGTTTTTACCTTTTCCAACTTTTGGTGGCGGTAAAGAAAGTGGTGGTATAACACCTGTTAAACTAGCTCCGACACAGATGAGGTTTCCTACAGCAGGTAGGTTTGCTAGACGTGCACCTGAACCTGAATTAAAAGAAACAATAGCTCCTTTCTTGCCGATAGCGGTGGAAGGGATTATGAATTTAATTCAAGGTAGACCTGAAATGATGACTGATGCACAATATTTAGATAGTATCGGTGGGTTGAGTGGCGGCACTGATTTAGACGATGTATTAGGTGATAAACAAAAAATGGCACAACTACAAACGTATAAACAATTTGGTGAGCCTGAGAAAAAAGATACTTTTGGTGCGGATGAAATAATCAATATGATTATAGGTAGCCAAATGGGTAGAGGTGCAAAAGAATATGCTGCTACTTCTAGAGCTATCGATGCACAAAAAGAAAAATCTAGATTAACAACTGCAACAAACAGAGCAGCTTTTACAAAAGAAGCATTAAAAGATATAAACAATTTACAATACAAAACATTTGAAGACGTAGATAAAGCTAGGTTAGGGATTAATGATTACCGTTCTGGTTTTGTTGACCCTAGAGGTGACGTTTATGTTATGAAAGATGATAAATCAGGGTACGCAAACATAAAAGAACTAGAAGGTAATTGGATAGAACAAAAATATAAACCAACAACATCATTATCTAGTCAATTAAAAGACCCACGTCTAGTTGATTTAAGTAAAAAAGATGGAGAACTAAACGCTAAAGATACTGCTTTATTAGGAACTATGACACTTACTAACGAAATGGTTAGAATGCTTGATAAAGGTATAGCAGACCCTAAACAAAATCCATTAACCACAGTAACTAGTATTGGTAACTTTTTAAATAGTGCAACATCTAATGCAAACCAAGTATTATCTTATGTAGGTGGCGGAGACGTAATGAGAGCTTTTGCTACTGCAGACGATATACAAAATAACGTAGCAGGGTCAAACGGTAGAGAAGGCTCTGGTCAATTAGCTAAACAATTATACCAAGCTATACAGTCTGGTGACGATGAACAGATGTTAGCGGCTATGGAGGCTTTTGAAAAAGGTAATCCAGAAGTTAGTTTTAGAGCTTCGTTAGGGGACATGGCGTATAACAATGTAAGAACTAGAGCTACGATGTTACAGTTAGCTTATGCAGCAGCAGCGGCTAATGGTCAAACAGGTAGAACATTATCTGATAAAGATTTAGCTTTCCATTTACAAATGGTAGGTTTCGGTGCTACACAAGATGCACAAACAGCTAAAGATAATATATTAGGTTTTGTAGATACATTAGTTAGACAAACAGATAACGTGATACAAGGAACTATATCATTAAACAACATACAAGCAGGTCGTTATGATTTAGGTGATCAAATGTTTACAAGTATTCTTGCTGGTTATTGGCAACCTCCTGTAGTTGATGGAGCTCCTGATTTTACTAATACGCAAAATTATGAATTTAAAAACTTTTACACACGTTACAGTAGAGTACCTGATGTTGTAAGTTATCAAAAACATCAAAGACGTGCAGGAACAGAATTTAATCCTAATCAAGGAACAACGGCAGTAAACCCAACTACTCAATTAGAAGAAGATTTAAAAGCGATAGAGCTACTGTATTAATATGGAAGTTACTCAACAACAACTAGACGAATTTTATGCTTTAAGAACTGAAGCAGCGAATAGTTTAGCTAGTAAAACTCTTAAAGATAATCCTAATGTTACTTACGGTCAGTTATTGTCACCTAAAGAATTAGAATTAGCGACTCATGTATTTAGTCCTGATATTAAATCAAGAGCTTCTCTTATTTATGAACCAGAACAAATTGCAAAGATAGAATCTGCTGTAAACTGGGAACAAAGGGTTTCTCCTTATAATAGAGCACCTATCGAATACGATATGTATGAACGTCATCCTGAGTATATGGAACAGCTAGATTATTTTAATAGTCCTGAAGCTCAAGAAAGAAGAAACATAATAAAAATTCGTGGTAATTATCCTCAAGATTATCAACCACTAGAACCTATAGCTCCTTTTGGTATAGAAAAATCTAAAGAAATAGCAGGTCTTGGTTTTGATCCTTCTCCAGATAACCAACTTCAGTTTGATAGTGCTGGTGATGCTTTTAAATTTAATAACATGGTTGCTTTTGGTCCTCGTAAAATGACAAAAGAACAATATCAAAGACTAGGAGAACAGTTTGGATTAAAAGGTGATTATGTTTATATAAACCCTAGTAAACCTTCCTTGGGGGTAGCTTTTAAAGCAGAAGGCGAAGAAGATTTTAGAATAATAAACTCTCCTGAAATAACATTAGACGATACTATGCGAATTATAACTCAAGAGTTTCCAGCTATTGCAGGAGATGTTGGTTTAACTCTTTACGGAGCTAGTAAATTTACAACACCTACAGGATTAGCAGGTGGTGTCATAGGTAAACTTGGTAAAGTTTTAGGTTTATCAGGTGCTTCGGCTATCGGTGCAGCAGGTGGCGATTATGTACGTTTGTTAGTGGGTTCTGCTATGGGAGCTCATGATTTAACAGCTGAAGAAATGTTAAAAGAAGCAGGAGTTATAGGTGCTTGGGCTTTTGCTGGCACAGCAGGTATAACATTATCATCTAGAGCAATAACAAAAGCATATAAAGCGATACTGGGAAAAGATGTTCCTCCTGGAATGTTAGAACAAATAGACGATGCTTTACAAGCGTCTAGACAAACAGACGCAGCAGGTCCAGGATTATTATATGGTGATGACGTTTCTGTACAACAAATTAGAAGTCAAATAAATAAATTAGCTGATAACTATGGAGCAGAGTTCGGGAAAGGTTATAACCCAACAATGACCGCACAAGCAGGCACACAATCAGCAGCTGATTTAGAAACAATATTTTTAAAATATGCTGACGACCCTAATTTAAGAGAACTATATACTCAAATAAAAGGCGGAAACCAAGAAGTTATAGATGAGTTTGTAAGAACTCTAAACGAAAAGATTGGACCTTCTATTAGTGGTATAGACGACGCAACAGGAGCAACAGTTTCAGAAGGTCTTAGAGTGTTAGCTCAAAAAGATATAGACTTATTTAACGAACAAGCGTTCGAAATGATTAATCAAGTAAGACGTCAAGTTGGTGGTGCTGATGATGCAGCAGCTGCTGGAGACGCTATACTAAGACAAGTAGATAACCCACAAGCGTCTAGTGGTCCTATATTCGAAAGAACACAAACTAGATTAAATCAAATTAAAAAAGGATATTTAGAACCTTTTAATGAAGGATGGACTACTGCTTTAAATAACCCACGTTATGCTAACTTAAAAACAGGTGCAGGATATACAAGAGCTCCTGCTCAAAAATGGTTAAATGCAAGGAAAGGAGAATCGAATAATCTTTTCCGTTCTTCACAAGGCGACGAAGCAGTAAAAGAACTATACACTTTATTACCTGCGGGAACGAAAGAAACTATAAACAGGTTACGTGGTATTGGTAAAAAAGGATTTGAATCACCTAACTTTACTTTAAACGAATTAAACTCTGCTAGAGTTGCATTGAACGACTTTGCTAGTAATTTACCTGATGGTAAACAAAGTATTGCAAGATTAGCTAGAGAACTTGAACGTGGTTTAGAAGATCAAATGAATGTTTTAGTTAGAGAAGGTGCTTCTGCTGAGTCAGGAATACCTATGACACAAAAAGCTACGTTAAACAAATGGATAGATGAAAACAAATACGGTGATGATTTAAGACAAGCTTGGAGTAGCCAAAAAGAAGCATTAGAACTATCTAATAGTCAAGCTATAAGGTCTATTTTACAACAAGACCGTCCTGAGAAAATAGCTGAGTATATGTTTAATACTGTTGCTAAAGGCAGTAAAAGAAATAAACCTATGACTGACTTTATGACGGTGTTAAAAAGAGAAGGTTCTGATGAAATACTACAAATACAAGAAGGATTAGCAGCATATATACAAAGAGAAGTATTAGACGCTCCAGATTTATCAGCGTTACAAATAGCTAGACAATATAGAAAATTTGTAAAAGAAAACGAAGGAACATTACGAGCTGTATTTGGTGATAAAAACTTTGCTTCTAGGTTTTATAATCCAAAAGGATTTGATAAAGTTATTAAAGGTATAGAAAAAACTAATGAAGACATACTTAGAATAGAAGCACGTTTTGGTATGGCACAAGCAGGAGAACCTGATAAAAAGATAACAAACATAGTAGAAAGTATTTTAGCTACAGGTAAAACACAAAAACAATCAGGACGTATTTTAGATGATATTGAATATCTTGCTTCTATTACTAAAAACAATCCAGAACTAGCTGAACAAGTAGCACAAGTTACCAAAAGATATTTATTATCAGATATTATCACACCTAGACAAGGCGGTGGTTTTCAAATAAATGGGGCTAGTTTAGATAAACTTCTTAAAGAAGGCTTCGGTCCTGAAGAAGTTGTTGGTCCTCGATTAACTTTTGATAGTTTTATGACGCCTTTATTAGGTAAAAAAGCAGGCAAAGAATTTATTGAAAATTTAAAAATATTAAACAGCATGGTTCAACGAGAAGCTGGTGTTACGCCCTCAGAAGGTATTCAAAAAGTTATTACAGGCGGAGAATATATTGTAGGTAATAATATTGAAGGTGCTAGAATGTTACAAAGATTATTAATACCACCGTTAACACAAACAGGTAGAAGAATAACAGCTATTTCTTCTAGGCAAGCAGAAAACTCTCGTAAATTTATTGGTCGTATGTTGTTAGACCCTGAGTTGTTTCAAAGAACTATGCAGTTTGCACAAGGTAGAGAAAGCACTCAAAAATTTATAAGTTTTTTAACATCTTATAATATGGTTGCTGCTAACGATATAGGAAATGAAATGAAGTATTACGATACAGAAGATAAAGTACAAAAAACTCCAGAGGAATCTGACAGGTTACAAAATTTAACACCTCCTGTTCCTGAAAGAATTTTAGAAATGACAGGAGGAATATAATGGCTATTAGAGGATTAGCAGGCATACGAGGACTTGGTCGTCCTAGGAATGATTTTATGTCTATTGAAAGAGAACCCGAGTTTAGGGTTCCGTCTTTCGATTACACAGCTCCTACTATTAACGAAGACGCTATTAATAAAGCTCTTGAAGCAGTAACTGTTAGAAAAGAAGCAAACGATGCAATTAATAATGCAACTGATCAATACGAAGCTGATGTTGCTGATTTTAAAAACACACAAGCAACTGAAATAGAACAAGGCATAGCTGCGCTTCCTGAAATATTAAATTTATCAGAAACTCCTTTCGTTCCTGAAGGCATAGGTTCGTTTACACCCCCAAGCGACCCAATAATATCACGTATGCCGAATGAAAATGCCGTACCTTTTATACCATTTAGAAGAGACGAACAAGTATTCGTACCTCCACCGTCTATACAAGATTTAGATGAAAGAGATTTTAGAGATACTATAGATGATGATTTTCTACCTACCCCTGATATTATTCCAGCAACAGACCCTGTAATTAATCTTCCATCTGATGACTTTTTAACAGGTGGTGAGCCTTCAATTAATTTACCTGTTTTTAAAGGTGAGGGAGGACGAGAAGACTTTGTAAGAGATTTTGATGATACTGGTTTTGGAGATTATATAATAAAAGATCCAATTATTCCACCTATGACACCTCCCGTAGATTTACCTATCGATAATCCATATATAAATATTTTTAAACCACCAATAAATATGCCTCCTATTTTTGATGATATAGGTTATCCACCATTTGATGATATAGGTTATCCACCATTCGATCCACCGATTATACCGCCTGATAACCCACCAATCACAGACCCTGATCCTATAGATCCAGGTATAGCTGATTTAATAAAAGCACCAACAGGACCAATAAATTATTACACAGGTAAACGAGTAAGTAATCCTTATACACCGTATTCGACTGATAGTGGAGCAGCACCTTTAACTAGAACAATGAATCCTAGAACATTTGGTCAGGCTCCAGGGTTTGAACGTAAACAACCTGAACCAATAATAATAAAACCACCAAGAGAACTTCCACCTAAACCACCACAAGTTCCTCCTCCTGTGTATAGATTAAACGCAGGCGGAGGAATAAACAATAACGGCATCATGAGGTTGCCGCAAAGCCAACAAGGTGATACACTAACAACACAGGTATTCCAAAGCGGATTCCGACCAAGGAGATAATTATGGACCCTAATCAAAAATTAACAGGCATAACACAAATGGCACCCCCTTCTATGATGGGCGGACAACCACCTATGGGTGCACCAAAACCACCAATGCCACCTATGGGTGGAGCAAAACCCCCTATGCCACCTATGGCGGGCGGTGGAGCACCTCCTATGCCAGAACCAGGAATGGGTGAAATGGCTATGGAAGGACAACCTATGGAAGAACCAGGAATGAATCTAGAACAAGATTCAATGATGTTAGCTGAAGCTGTAGTAGGTAGAGCACAAGGCGATGTAGGTGCTGCTATTGCTGTATTAGATAATGCAAAAGCTATGTTGATTGCTAGTGTTGAAGGCGGCGGTCAAGAACCTCAAATGATGGAAAACGGTGGTGAGTTAAAACCAGTGCCTGAGGGTAAAAAAGGAGCAGGATTAAGAGCATTACCTGACGATGTTAGAAACAACATGGGTTTTATGAATATGGGTGGACCTTTGTACGCTGCTGAGGGTATGGCTATGGGCGATACTGATGTATTAAGACAAATGATTATGGAAAACTTACAAAAACCTGCTATTCAAGAACAAGCTATGAATAATGTTATGGGTCAAATGAGTCAAGGTGTTGCTGATAAAGATAAAGCTATGGCTGATCTTATGAAGTTTAAGATGTCTTAACCTATCCAGTCTTTCCATTTCTCGTCACCAAGAACTTCTTGTGCTAAACTAAGTTTGTTACGTAAAGCTTTTACAATCTTTTCGTCAACCGTTCCTTTAGCTACTAAATCAATATAAGTCACTTTATTAGTTTGTCCTATACGATGAGCACGGTCTTCAGACTGTAGTCGTTTTTCTAAGTCGTAGTTATTACTGTAATAGATAACATTACTTGCTTCAGTAAGTGTTATACCATAACCACCTGTTTGTGTATTACTAATTAAATACTGTAGGTCTGAGTTTGGATCTTGAAACCTTCTAATTATTTCTTGTCGTTCTTGGTCTGGTGTTTCTCCGTAATACGTAGCCACACTATCAACACCTGTTAATCCATGTAATGTTTTTAATATTCGTTTTATATCATATTGATAGTTAGCCCATATGATAGTTTTACCTTGTACTTCTTCTAGCACGTTGATTAACTCATCTAAACGATTGCTTTTAACTTCTACTTCTTCACCGTTGTCGTGTCTAACGAAACCACAAACAACTTGGTGTAGTCTAAGTATTTGTGTAAGAACAGATGTTACACTAACTATTTCATGAGAATCTAGTTCAGCGATAGCATAGTCTTTTAGTTCTTTATAAACTTTCTTTTGTTCAGGAGTAAGTTCTACTTCTCTTCTTTGATATACTTTATCAGGAAGGTCTAAACATTCTTTCTTTAGCACTCTGTAAGAGAACTCATTTACATTATTAGTTAGTTCTTCTAAGTTTTGATAACCTACAACTTGTCTAAAAGACCTAGTTCCCATTTTACGATTGATTAATTTAGCGTATCTATTTTGAAAAGAATAGAATGATGTATAACCTAACAACTGCGGTGATAAGAAACTGCTTTGACTATATAAGTCTAATGGTGATTGGGTAACAGGGAATCCTGTAAGTATTCTTCTGTATTTAGTATTGATAGCTAACTTCAATAAGTTTTTAGTTCTTTGAGCTTTAGGATTTTTTATAGTAGTTGACTCATCTACAGCTATTAAAACATTATGTGCTAAGATAAATTTCTCTACAAAAGCTACACCTTTTTTAGTGCTGAAAGCTTCTACATTAATAATAAGTATTTTTAAATCATGTCCTACTTCAAACAATTTAGTTAGTTCTCTTTTTTGTTTTAAGGTAGGTGCTGGATTCCATACACCGATATGTTTTTCTATATGATCAGGCATATGGGTAGGTATTTCTTTTTCTGACCAGTTTCTATAAACACCTTTAGGTGCGATTATTATTGCAGCGTTGATACCGCCTTTGTCATAAAGCATAGCTACATTATCTATAAGGACTTTAGATTTACCAGTACCCATTTCCAT